TGGAGCCAGTTCTTTAGATACTTTGTAGAATTGCTCTACATCGTCACCAAAGACTTGTTTAGGCTTTTCTGTACTTCCATAGAAGTAAGTCATCAAAGCTTGTTTAGCGTCTTTAGGATCAGCGTAATCTCCTAGTTTTTGACCAAGAAAACCATAAATATTTCCTCGATTTTTAAAGTCTGTTATACCGACATTAAACATGCCTATCTCACAACGAGATAACACTGACAAGATGGCAATACCTGAAGCAGATGCATCTCTTGAGCACATGTAACCTGAAGGCTTACCTTCTTGAGTATCACGTAGAGCCAAGATACCTGCAGTAAACATGTTAGGTTCTTTAGCTTTAGGGATCATTTCTTCCAATTCATTTATGTGAGTTTCCGTCCATAACAAACGTTCTGAGTAAGTTAACTTATCTTTGCCAAATGAGTTGGCAATATCAATTTTCAAGTGATCCAAAGGTGAGTAAGAAGTTTTCATTTAAGTGTCTCCAAAAGGGTGCAATAACTGGGCTACTCGAATATCTCTATTCGGCTGTATATGTGGTTCATTGGAGCTACAAAAGCAACAAATCTAAACACTGTTTTTTTGTAGGTTCCCTCAAAAGAAACCATTCTTTGGTTCTTAGTTTCACTTCGTTTAACTACTTCCAAAGTGTTTACCAAATCTCCATTAATACACTTACGCATATTGTGAAGTATCTGCTCTTCAGTTACCGGAGTATGCGATAAGAAAGTTGCTTTTAGTTCCATGGGTTTACTCCTTGATTACCATTAATGAAATGAAAGAAATTGCACATACCCAAATGGCAATATTTTTCAGTGGTTTGGTTTTACTCATCACTGCTACGCAAAAAGTAAGAAAAACCACTAAGGTCATGATTTGAATTAAAGTCATTTTTACACTCTCCAGAAGCTCCTAGAATCGTTTCTAAGAGCATTTTGATTAAAGTCTTATGATTGGGTTAGGGGAGAATTACTTCTTTGTGAGCAAGCTCTACTGCAGCTTTACGGTAGTCATCGCCCTGAGTATTCACATGGTACCCTCGTGAATAGGTTCTACCTCTCTCACAATAAGAGTGAGTTAGGTAGAAATTATGGGATTGAAGTTGAGCGTATAACTCAACACATTCCATGTTCATTTGATTAAAAGTTTCTAGTCTTTTAGACCGGTCAACTGAAGATTCACCTGCTTTCTCTTTCCATTTAGGTGCAGTATTTAAGAGCACATCTGTATTGAGTGAAAGCTCTACTGAATTAGCTCTATTCAAGTGATTTAGGTTTACTTCTTTAGAATGATGTTTACCTTTTGATAGTACGGATCCTTTGATTGTGTAGTAACCTGTTTGGTTGTTTTTGGTTAACTTAGCTGGCTTACTTAAAAGTGGAAGATCGAATTTAAGTTCATTTAAGTATTTCTGAGTAGAAGGGCTTATCAGAATCCTGTTTACCACTTTGATTGTGCCAGTATCACTATTCCTTGGCTCTATTATGTTGAAGTAAGGATCCTGAGACATTACAGAAATAATCTCAGTAGCCGATTCAATGTTTTGTCTATCTGTACTGTGGTTAAAGTCTCTGTAGATTTTTCCAACTATCTCCGTAAAAGTGCACTCTTTTCTGTAAATTACATGTGCCAGTATTTTCCAGCATACCCTTTCAAGATCCATTTCACGAAGGTCTAAGTATCTTTCTTGCTTAGAGTGCCAAATCTTTATTTCTCCATTTACTGCGTAAGTAAAATCATTAGTACTAAACAGTTCCTTTAATTTAGATAAAGTGGCATCTAAATAAGGTTCTAAAGAGCTTTCATAAATGTCTTTGATTGTTTCATCTAGGTGGTATAAAGAGTATTTAAACTCATTGTTTATCTGAGCTGATCTCATGGTTGACCTCTCTTTCTATTTGTTTACTAATTGAGTTACCTGCAATTTCATGATCTATCTTTCTTTGTAAGTCTTCCAGATCGTCAATATTTGGCGGGTAAATAAAAACAATCTCATTTGCTAACATTGCAAACTTTAATTGGCTAACTTTATCGAGTTGATGAAGCTCAGCATAATTGAATAAGACCATGTAGAAGTCATGCTTCTTCCAGTTTTCCATCCAATCTTCTGTTTCTACCTTTTCAAAGTATCTATCTCGTTCTTGGTCTAGTACTTTCAGTAGATAATTCATGTATTATCTCCCTGCGCAAAAACATAGAGGAAGCCGAAGCCTCCCCATATTTTTTAACCGAATAGATCGATTAACGTTTCATTACGTTCACCAGCCTTACCGACTGATACCTCCGCACTGATCACGTCATTTACTTTGTCCGCACCATGCGTACGCACGGCTTCAATAAGCGACATGGTAGGGATATGTTTACCAGTGAACTCTTTAGAGTCCTTATCCCAATTATCAAGACATACATTCTTTTGGGTAAGCTTGATACCCTTTAAACGCAGCTTATGACCGTTTACAGCAATATTTACATTTAGATAAACAGCATCACCCTCAATGTCGTATTTACTGGTTTCAGAAACAGCTTCGACAGCTGTCTCATTGTCACCAAATACGTCAATTACATCTTCAGTAATTTGTACGCCTTTACTGATCAATGCCTCTTGTGAAGCTTTTGGTAACTTGTCGAAATCAGATTTTGGTAATGTAGTAGTCATGGTTCTATTCCTATTTTGTGAAAGTTTCGGATGCAAACACATCCAACGGGATACGTAGTATCCGTTAAAGAAACGAATGAAATGAGTAAGGGTTTTAAATAACCCTTAGACAAGGGTTACTTTTAATAATTCACCATGTTCTTCTACGGTGAATCTAGTTTTGTTTTTTCTTAGAAATTTAAAGAATTTCTTTTTTGTCATGTATTCATAACCGTGTATTATGAACATTTTATTAGTCTCGCTCTTATTGTTTTAACCTCTCTAAGAGAGTCTAATAGTCTGAAGGCTCTTTCTTCTGGAAAGCGAGTTGCTTCCGATTTAAAAGGTGTGATTTTTTCTTGTGCTACGTATCCTTCGGATACTATTTCGATTAGGTACATCCCTATCTCCAGTTAGTTGTCTATCTATCTAAATACGTAGTATTTGTTAGAGACACGAACGCAGTGAGTAAGGCATAGCAGTTTAATGACCTGCTTAGGTCAGAAAGTTATGCTTTTTTCCAATCACGGATGAAGTCATTAACTCCATCCTCGAAATCCAAGTTTGGTACCTCGAAGAAGTACTCTTGAATGCCTTCTTCGCTTGGACGTTGATCATCAAGGAAGAAGAGGAAGGTTGTTAGTTCTTCATCTGGTTCCATGATTTCACGCTCTATAGCCATATCCATAGCACGCTGTAAATCATCACATAAATTTGTCATAATATTTCTCCGATAAATAAATTAATGAATGAACCAGTTTAATGACATGGTTCAGGTCAGTGTGTCAGCATATTTGATCGAGGTCTGCATCCCCATACAAATCTACTTCTTTTACTGAATACTCATACCCTGCTGGATGAGGTTGTTTTTCCATTAAACGCTTTGCAGCGTTCAAAGCGTTCAGTTCACTTACTGCTGCTATATGCAGTAAACAAACCGAAGAATCCATACAACATACCTCTACGTCGTAGGGTACTGCAGGGAGGTCAGTAATTGTTGGATCGAAACCCAACACTTCATAGTCCATGAAGATTCCGAATTGAAATGTATCCATCTCACTCTCCGATTTAAGTAGTTCATTTGAATACGTAGTATTCGTTAAGATATCGGGTAAGTATCGGTGTTAGGGTGAAATAGGTTAGGATGCTTTTTGAGAAAGAATTGAAGTAACCTAGGTATTGGTATTACTTTTCTCTAAAAACCTCTCAGATCGCAATACAGAGAGTTCTACGGCATATCTATCTATCTATCTAATATGTGTTGTGTATGTGTTGATTGTGAATCACTGAAATGAGTATGGTTCTCATGGTTCAGTATGCTTGATGTGTGTGTGTGTGTGTGGGGAAGTAAAAGAACTAACCCGAAGGTTAGTCCTGTTCCTGTTGCTTAACTTTAGCTTTAGGAGTTTTACCTAGATAGATGTCTAGGATGATTTGTTGTTCGTCAGAGTAAGCCTTCTTCTCTTCATGTAGGGCAAGTATTTCGTCCTTGATAGAATCACATTCAATTTCAGCTTCTAGCTTTGCCTTAGCTAGGTTGTATTCTTTAGTGGTATCGTGAGTGATTTGCACACTTTCAGAGTATGCTTCTAACTTCTCTGATGCAACTGAGATAAGTGCTGTAGTAGCTTTGAATTTTGGTAACTTGATCATGGAATATTCCTCTTGTTAATGATGGGGTAGGTACCTCATACCTACGTAGTAGGAAATTAAAGGGGGGGTATTCCCTTTTACCCTTCGACCGAAGGGAGACACTGAACCCGTGAGTAATTATGGTAATCGCAAAAAACCTGAAGGTGAGAATAATTATCATAAACTTACTGTCGTAAGTATTTATGAAAAATAGATTGATCTAAAAATGTTGATCTATTTTTTGAATTAGCTTTCAGCTCCTTGGTTCGTTATGCTTGCGCAATCCCTCCGCAAGAAATTCCCCTAATATTCCTCTTATTATTATTTAGTTAATAGATTACACTTTGAGCAGTCATAAGAAGAGAGTTAGTTAGTATGAAAAGTACAAGTAAAGTGGTGATTAAAAGTAATGGTCTAAAGGCTATAAATTCTGATGATAGTTATGCAGTTAGTGTGGTTCTGGTAGGTACCTTACTAGGGGCTGATTTGACTTTAGGCTATGTAGACTCTGAAGGTACTTTCTTTCCTTTTGTAAATGGAGAGTTAGAAGAGGGGGGTCAGTATGAGGTGAGACATGGAATGGGGGTAACTGTTTATGTGAAAGCAGAGGGAGTGACTGGAAGTATTGAGTTGAGGGTAGGGGGTATCTAGTATGTCGCACCCAGAAGAAGGTATTGTAAAGCCTTCGGAGTCAGTGAGTGTAGGGGTTGTATCTAATACGATAGTGATTAGACGTATTGTTATTGGAGGTTCTTCCGATGGTAGTCCTCCTGATGACGGGTTGTGGGATGATGATGAACTCTGGGACGATGATGCACTGTGGTATGATGGCGATTAAGTTGAGGTAGAGATTATGCAGATTACTAAGATTCCTGCAGGTAATAAGACGTATAAAAACAAAGTAGTTAGGGATAAGTCTAATGAAATTATAGATGTATTGAACCTAGGGTTTACTGGGATTTATAACTTAGGGGCTAATCTTACCGTGCATAGTCATGTGGGTGGTTTGATTTGGGGTGTATCAGGGTTTAATACCAGTGATACTGTCTTTTCTTTAAGGTCTGAAGATTTAGCCGGTAACCCTGGGATAGAGTTATCAGCTGATGGCAAATTTACTGTGATTGCTTCGCAAGGATCTACTTCGGTGTTTGAGCAGAAAATCGGAGGGGCTTCTTCGCTGAAGATAGCTACGAGTAATTCGGTTAGCTCTATTTCTCGAATGATGCCTGGGGAGTTAGTGATAGAAACCTCAGGGGACACAATCCTTTATGGTGTAAATGGATTGCTGGATTTTCAAGACAGTGTAGGTTTAGTGGCTCCCAATATTGAATTTCAAGGGGAGATTACGTTAGATGGGAGAACTTATGCACCGCAAGGAATAGTAGTGCCTGCAGAACCTAGTGAGCCAGGTAGCGCAATTTCTCATGAGTATTTCTTAAATAATTCAGGTGGTTCTAGTGTCTTAACAGGGCAGTGGGGAATTTTTGCAGATACGTCAGGTATCTTGAATGGCAATACTAATTACAGTGGTGTTGTTAATATTCCTGATGCTGATGTGGGAAATGGGGTAATTGCAAATATGTCGCCCGATCTTTTAGATAAAATAATTACTTCAAATTGCAATTGGTCTATTGACGCTTGTGTAGAGTCTCCTGGAGTTGTTAGAGTTGTAATGAGAGTGAGCTTTTTTATAGATCTTCCAGTAAATTCAGTAATTAATATTTCAGTAGTTAAGTGAGGTTAAAATGGAACTAGATAATTCTGTAAAAGGTAAAGTTACTAGTGTTTCCGAAGTTGATGGTACCGGTATCACCGACCATATTGGTTTTATTGCTTTACCTACTCATCCTAATTCTCTGTCTTATGGACATGGCGAATTGTTTTTTAGGGATAAGTGTGAGTTAGTAGATGGCTCAGTTGTACCTAAGCAAGGGGATACTGAATATCGTATCAACCTTGAAGAAATTACGGCACATACTTTTGAAAATGGAGTAACAGGAGGTCAGGTGTTAGAGGCAATTAAAGAAGCAACTATCTTGGCTCGTATGGGAGTTTTTAAAAACAAAATTACTCAGGATTAGGTAACGTTGCAAGGAAGCATTTAGTTTAAGAGGTTAAGCATGTTTGAAGAAGATTACGCCTTGATTCAATTTTATGGTACTTATGTGCAAGTGAAGAAACCGCTTGTTTTTATAGGGAAGGATTATCGTATTACTGTAAAAAAAGGAATGTATTCTGACGGAACAACTAATAAAGGGTTGGGATGGATTATTCCTCAGTTTGGTTTAGGATTACGTCCCGCTTTGATTCATGATGGGCTAGTTTCTTCTCCCAGTATGGTTTACGTAGAGAATCATGAAGGGGAAGAGGTGTTTTTAAATTGGAATGAAGCTGCGGATGTTTACGGAGAATGTCTTAAATCGGTAGGTATCAGCGACTTTAGAGCAAACTTAATTGTGGCAGGGGTTAAACTTTACGGTAAATTGCCAAAGAAAACTTAAATACCTATACTCTACCGATATTGTAACTGGAGATTAGACATGCAATTATCGGTAGATCTTTTACAAAAAACTGTCCCTAAGAGTATCCGAAGCAGGATTACCCAAGAGTTTGTAGACAAAATAAATAAGTCAGTGGCAGATCCTTACCTTGGAGAATCTATCCAAGAAAATATACTTAGCTACTCCCATGTACTTGCCGAAGGCAAGTGGAAACTTGATAGTTATATTGATGCAGTCAAGTATGTATCTTTTAAAGTTACGGGAATGAGTAATCTTCAAGCCTACACTAAAACGTTCCCTGATAGATACACAAAATTCAAAGCTCAAGGGGTACAAGATAAAGACATTGCGAGCTATGTTACTTCCTACAATAAAAATAAGTTGGTAAACTTAATCTATGAACAGTCCTTGGTTCCTACTTATGTTTTAAATGCCCATTTACATCAAGAAGCTTTGAATGTGCAGGCAGATCTTATGAGAAATGCCCGTAGTGAGAAAGTTAGGTCTGATGCGGCTAACTCTCTTCTTACTCATTTGAAACGCCCTGAAGCAGCAAAAGTAGAGTTAGACGTTACGGTTAAAGAGTCTCCAGTTATCGCAGAACTCCAAGAAACAATGTTTAACTTAGCAAAACAGCAGAAAGAAAAAATCATAGAAGGCACGGTTACGTCTAAAGAGATAGCCCACAGTGCTATTTTATCTTCGGGAGATTCGGATGATTAATGATCCAGGACAGATTACACCTATGCAGGTAGACGATTACCTGAATAATCTTAGTTACACTTCAATTGAAAAGTACGTACCTAGTGCGTTTGCTTTGGCATTTGTTAATTTTATTAAGTTAGTGGAAGGAGGAGATCCAGAAAACAAAACTCCTGTTGTTCATTTTAAAATGATTGACTCTATTGATAGTCCCGACAGTCGTGACGTATTGAATATGTGTCATAGGGGCTTTGCCAAGTCTACGATAAAAGAATACTTAATTTTGTATCTTGGGGTTTTTCACGCTTTACCTCTATTTGGGGAAGTTCCTTACGCCTTGTACATTTCCGACTCAATCGATAATGGGGTCAAAAAGATGAGGAAATCTTTGGAGTTTAGGTACAATAACTCAACGTTTCTTCAATCATACATGACCATTAAATTAACGGATACCCGTTGGGAGTTTGTAAACAAGGAGGGTAAGTCTTTGGTGGTATCTGGGTTTGGTGCTAAGACAGGTGTTCGTGGTACTCGTGAGAATGGTTCCCGACCTGTGCTGGCTTTACTTGATGATTTAATCAGTGATTCCGATGCAAGATCTGCAACGGTAATTGCCGATGTCGAAGATACTGTTTATAAGGCAATCGACTACGCGCTGCATCCTAAGAAGCGTAAAATAATTTGGTCAGGTACTCCGTTTAACGCTAAAGATCCTCTGTATAAAGCGGTAAATTCTGGAGCTTGGTTAGTTAATGTGTACCCTGTGTGTGAGAAATTTCCATGTACTCCTGATGAATTTAAGGGTTCTTGGGAAGATCGTTTTGATTACGAATATGTTCAGCGACAGTATGAAAAAGCAAAACTATCCGGGAAAATAGATACCTTTAACCAAGAACTTATGCTCAGAATTATGAGTGAAGATGATAGGCTAGTTACAGACCATAATATCAAGTGGTACAGTAGACCTAACCTTTTACGTAATTTAGGCAATTTAAATATTTACATCACTACTGACTTTGCTACTAGCGAAAAAGAATCAGCTGACTTCAGTTCAATTGCAGTATGGGGGTTAGCTTCTAATGGAATGCTCTTTTTAATTGATGGTGTATGTAAACGGCAGCTGATGGATGCAAACCTAAACGATTTATTTAGGCTTTGTCAGATGTATTCTCCTTTATCCGTAGGCGTGGAGATAACAGGACAACAGGGAGGATTCATTCAATGGATAAAAACTGAAATGATTTCTCGAAATATTTTCTTTAATCTGGCTCAAGAAGCTAACTCGTCTAAGGAAGGTATTCGCCCTACCACTGATAAAATGACCAGATTTCATGCAGTGCTTCCTTGGTTCAAGGCAGGGCTAATACATTTACCGACTGAAGAAAAGAATGAAGTTTACGTTTCAGAGCTAGTTGAAGAGCTGAGTTTAGCCACTTTTAAAGGATTTAAGTCTAAGCATGATGATTGTATCGACACGCTTACTATGTTGCAGTCTATGAACCTTATTCGTCCTTCAGGAGAAGGGGCAAGCCCAAATACTATTACTAAGACTGAGCCGGAATATCTGGAAGATATTGTAGATATTTCTCCAATGAGTTCTTATACAGTGTAAACTTGTAATCAATTTTTGAGGAGATGTAGATGAAACTGATTGAAATTTTTGACTCTCTTTCTTATGGGGAGTTATCTCAGCTTTCGATAGGAAATGCTGAAAGCACAGGTATTAAAGAAGAGGATCAACCTAAAGTAATAACTCACATTAACTTAGGCTTACTGGAATTGCATAAACGTTTTGATTTGAAAAGAGGTTCTTTGATTTTGCAAATGTATGAGCAGATCATGAATTACGAATTAAGACCGGATTTTGCGGTTAGCAACTTGGAGTCATTGGAGCCAATAAAATATATTGTGGATACTCCGTTAGAGCCATTCCAGGATGATGTGCTTAAAATTGAAAGGATTTTTGCTGAGTCAGGAGGGGAGTACATTTTAAATAATGAAAATGAATATAACTCATTACACACACCTACTCCGTTGACTTTGCAGATTCCTTTGCCTCAAGCTGAAAATGTAGTAGAGGTAGAGTACCGGGCAACTCATCCTCGGATACCTGTTAGAGGAGTAAATCCTTTAACTTACGAAGTTGATTTACCTTACCCTTATTTAGAAGCATTGATTTATTATGTAGCCTCTCGTATGTTTGCCCCTTTAAACGATCCTCAGGCACCGTCACAAGAGTCCCAGATGTACATGCTTAAATTTGAAGCAGCTATCGCTAAATTAACAGAATTGGCTATAACCCCTGTAATGCAAAATACTAAAGAAAATTTTAAGAGGAATGGTTGGGTATGAAGATTAATTCACACAAGGCACCTACAGCTTTAATTCAAAAGTATATTGGTAGTGCTTACGACACAGTAAAGTACGTAGCAGATAACCTTGAGGATTTACTTAAATTGGTAGATTCCGTAGGGCTGTATTTAGGAGCACAGCCTAATCCTCCTACTGTTGGTTTAAACGATCAACCTTTAACTGAAGGTAATTATTACCTAAATAGTACTGACGGATTATTGTATTTTTACAGTGGCTCAGAATGGGTACCTTATTCTTTTGAAGATATTCAAAAGGTATTGCGTTTTGGGGATACTTATTTACCTTCTGAAGGTTATCCTACTCCTTCCTCTTCTACTGCTCCTGAAATTTGGTTATGCGCTGAAACAGGTACTATTTCAGGTACTTCGGTGGAGGTTACTGAAGGAAGCTATTTACTGTATTCTCCTGAAAACGGAGGCGGTTACACCTTGTTAAATCAAAAAGGAGATAAAGGAGATAAAGGTGACACAGGAGATAAAGGGGATAAGGGAGATAAGGGAGATGCTGGAGATAAAGGAGATACTGGAGCTATTCCTCTCTATAGCGGTATGGTAAACGCTATTGATAACTTAGATACTCTAAGTTTTGACGATATTTTTTATGTTTTAAACGAGGGTAAATTTTACCGGTTAAGCGACTCTCAAGACACCTCAACTACTTCTGAAGAACTTGCAGCAGGTAAATGGGCTAATTGGATTGATCCTAAGCAAGAAGCTGCTTTAAGTTTTAAGAATCGAGATGAAGTAAAGACTCGTACCTTGTCTGGAGTTAACGATAAGCTAGTTGTTTTAAAGCCTAATATGGTTATTCATACGACAGGGTATGAGACTCCTGGAGATGGGGGTGGTGCAAGCTACTTTATTGTTGAAAATGTTTTCCCTAGTTTCAACCCTTACATTGATATTGATATTCCTGGGACAAACTTATACGCTATCTACCTTGGCTCGTCTATTTCTTTAGCTCAAGCGGGTGCTCCTTCAAATGACGTACTTGGTTTGGTAAACGTACTTAACAGTATCCAATCTAGCCGAATCAATACTTTTTATGTAGGAACCATGTACGAGTCTCAGAACCTTCCTTTTAAAGAAGGTGTAAGTTTTATTGGGTTAGATGAGTTTAATTCAGGATTTTTTGTTACCGACAAAGATTTCAATATTGGGACTATGTTTGACTCTAGCTTGAGTGTTGACAGAGCCAAAACTGTGTTTGAAAACATTCGGTTTAGTCGTGTTAGTACTGGAGATCCGCTCACACCAGAAATAGGTAAACTCCTAGAACTCAGTAAAGTAAGTAACGTAGAATTTAAGAACTGCTTATTTGAAGACAAAGCAAATGGTTCAGTGAAAATATCAGGATGCCAAGATGTTTCGATTACAAATTGCAGGGTAGTAAACACCACTACATTTGATGTAAGTAGCCCAGGTTCTCTAGGTGTTCCAGCTTTTGAGTTAGTGGCTCCTTGTGCAGGTGTGGTTATTGAAGATAACTTCATCACCTCACATTACGCAGGAGTGTTAGGAAGATACGCTTCAGGGGAAGCCCCAGGGTTTAACTCAATTTCAATTAAACGAAATATCATGACTTCGATAGCGTACAATGGAATTTGCTTTGATGACACTTTGAACGTTACAGGTGGTGGTCATATTGTTCAGCAGTTAAATGTAGAGTTTAACACTGTGGTTTACAGCTCATCTTTTGCAGGATCTAGTTTACTAGGCAATCAGGCAAGAGGAACTGGATTCTATGGTACTAACTTAGATGGAAGCACTGTCTCTCACAACGCATTTACAAGCGTAGGTACTGCTACAGTTTCAAATACTCCAGCAGCAGTGATTTTAAAAAATTACTTCAGAAAACTGGTCATTGAAGACAATAATATTAACGGTGGGGTTTACGGAGGTATTTTGACTTCTAGTTCTGCGCCTGATAGTAACTGTGAGGTGTTACATAACAAGATTACCCATAGTGGTTCTTACAAAGGAATCAGCGTATTATCTTCTGAAAATACAAGTATCCACAATAACTCTATTGCATCAGGTGCTACAGCTATCGATGTAAGAGCGTTAGAGGGCAACTGTAATAACGTAACGATTACCTACAATAAAACGAACCAACCTATCAATTTACTACAAGTAGACACTTATTCGGTCAAAGATAATACGATTAGAGGCAGTGTTGTAGATGAGCCTTTAGTTTTAAATGACTGCGAAAATGGCATTATTCAAGGCAATATTATTTACAAAAACGTAGATAACACTAATGGTATTATTGAGTTTATCGGAGGCAGTAACGCTTTAATAACAGACAACTTGCTAATGTCATCTTCAGGAGTTGATCTACCTGCTCAAATACTGTCTGCAGGTAATGTGTCTAACGTAATATTTAAAGACAATACCTCAAATTGCTCTAAAGTAGTAAACGGTACGGGAACTGGTTCAGTTAAGTTAGATGTTACCCATAGTGATATTCCCCCTAACTCAATTTTTAGAGTGGGGGATATTGTTAGAGTGGAGACTCCCGTAGCTGCAGGACACATGGGCAAAGTGTGTGTTGCAGGGGGTACTTCTACTTCAGCAGTGTTTAAGAAATTTGGGGCAGTAGAGGCATAAGATGACAATAAAAAGTTGGAAAAAAGCACCAACTGTTGAGGACTTAGCTGCGGATTATACCGCAGCGCAGTCTGATACAGATAGCCATATAAGTAATGTTGAAAGATGGTTAAATGCTCTGAATATTACTGGCAGTGCTCGTGTAATGACTCCAGAGAACCGTTCAGAAGTTCAACCTAAACTTATACGTAAGTTAAATGAGTGGCGTTACCCTACGCTTACAGAGCCATTTATGAGCACTGAAGATTTGTTTGATGTAAGCCCTGTAACTCATGAGGACAAACAGAGTGCTACTCAAAATGCGTTAGTGCTTAATAATCAAGTTACCCACAAGATTGATAAACAAAAATTTATTGATGAGTACGTTCGTACTGGGTGTGATGAAGGCACTGTAACCGTTAAAGTGGCATGGAAAAATGAAACAATAAAACAGGAAGTTATTGATTATGACTACGAGGTTTCAACGAATCCTACAGAAACTCAACGTATTCTGAAGTTGGCTGAGTTTAAACTAAAAGAGCCTACTAGGTATATTTTGGAAGTACCAAAAGAGTTACGGAAAGCAGTAGAGTACTCATTGGAAAATGAAGTAACTTTGGTTCCGGTACCTAAAGGAACCAAGGTAATTGAGAAGACTATTAGAAATCACCCTGTTTGGGAAATTTGTGATTACCGAAATGTAGTTATTGACCCGACCTGTGAAGGGGATTTATCTAAAGCTGAATTTGTAGTGCACAGCTTTGAAACTTCAATGTCTGCTTTAAAAAAAGACGGCAGATACTCAAATCTAAATAAAGTGGAATCTAAAGATCCTTTGGCAGATCCTCATTATAAAGATCAAGAAGAGGTATCCTTTAGATTTAAAGATTCTGCACGGCAGAAAATTGTAGTGCATGAGTATTGGGGATACTGGGATGTAGATGGCAAGGGTAAAACAACACCTATCGTTGCTGCATGGATCGGAAATGTGTTAGTGAGATTGGAAGAAAATCCTTTCGATAAAGGGTTTTTACCATTCGTAACAGTACAAATGCTGCCGGTACGAAAAAGTAATTTTGGTGAGCCAGATGCAGAGTTAATTGAGGACAACCAGAAGATTGTAGGAGCCGTTACTAGGGGAGCTATTGATGTTATGGCTCGTAGTGCCAATGCCCAAATTGGTACTGCCAAAGGTGTGTTGGATATAACGAACAAGCGTAAAAGGGATCGCGGGGAAGACTACGAGTTTAACCCTACCGTAAACCCAGATTCGGCTTTTTACATGCACAAATTCCCAGAGATACCTCAATCAGTTGGGGCCATGATTCAGTCTCAAATATCAGATGCAGAGTCTCTTGTAGGTGTTCGCCCATTTGCTCAATCTAATACAGGTAACATAGGCTCAGAGACTGCTGCAGGTGTTAAGAGTGCCATGGATGCAACTTCTAAAAGAGATACTGCTATTCTCCGCAGATTCAGCCAAGGGATTGTTGAACTTGGTAGAATGACTATTGCCATGAATCAGCAATTTTTAGAAGAAGAGGAAATTATACGAGTAACCAATGAGGAATTTGTTCCAATTAGGAAAGATGACCTTGCTGGTGATTTTGATTTAAAAGTCACAATTTCAACTGCCGAAGAAGACCAAGTAAAAGCTCAAGAGTTATCTTTCATGTTGCAGACCATGGGCAATAACATGGATCCAAATATGTCTAAGATAATCTTGTCAGAAATTGCTACTTTACGTAATATGCCTGTCTTGGCGCATGAGATTAAATCTTATAATCCTCAACCTGATCCAATTGCTCAAGAGAAAGCTCGTTTAGAAGTTGAGTTATTGAAAGCTCAAATTCAAAGCACTTATGCGAGTGCTCAAGAAGATATGTCTGGAGCCAGATTAGACGAAGCTAAGGCATCAGTTGAAATGAGTAAATCTCGTCAGATTAGTAGTCAAGCGGATATGCAGGATTTAGACTTTGTTGAACGGCAGTCTGGGATTTCACATCAAAGAGATCTTGAACATGTTAGCCAACAGTCTAAAGCCCAAGCTGAGACAAAAATCCTTGAGCATGAGTTGAATAGGCAAGCTAAGATGGAAGATCGGATAGCTGAAAAGTTATTTAGCAACGATGAGTAATATTTTATATCTCTCCCAGGATAACCTGGGGGAGGACACACGAGGAAATACTATGAACAGTGAAATGCAAGAAATTGAAGTAACTATCGAAGAAACTAAAGCTCAAATTTTAAGAGGAGAGCGAGTTAAACGTCTTAGGGAAAATGAAGATTTTAAAGCGTTAATTCTTGAAGGTTACTTCAAAGAAGAGGCTGCTAGATTGGTCTTATTAAAAGCAGACCCTGAGATGGTGGATGAAAAAAATGATAGAGCTTCTAAGATTGAAAAATCTTTAATTGGGATTTCTGAGTTCAATGCTTATTTGAATACCCAAGTTATTTTAGGCAACCAAGCTGAGTTAGCTTTAGAAGCCCATTTACGTGAGCAGGGTTTAATGCGTGAGGAGCAAGTATAATGATGACTGAAAGTTTGAATGCTCCAGAGCAAGTGCAAGAAGAAGAAGTACAAGATACTTCAACAGTGAGTGCTGAAGATTTAGATATTTTTGGAATGTCTGATGAAGAATTTTTAAAGGCAGAAGAGGCTGGAGAATTATCTTCTTTTGCTTCCGATGAAGTAGAGGATTTGAGTGAGGGTGACGTAGAAGCCTCTCAGGATAGCTCTGAGGAGGCTTTATATGAAGAGGAGGCAGATACCCAAAATAACGAAGAAAACCTTTCAGAGGACAAATCAGAAGCTTCTGAGGATACGAATGTTGAATTTTCCAAGGAAGATGCTTATGATGAACTCATGTCAGAGTTCAAAGCCAACGGAAAAATGATGACAGTGGGTTCCGTTGAGGAAGCTCGTCAGCTTATGCAGATGGGTGCGAATTACCACAAAAAGATGAACGAAATGGGTAAAGACCGTAAGTTCATCCAAATGCTTAAAGATAACGATTTATTGGATACTGATAAAATCAATTACCTTATCGACATTAGCAAGAAAGATGCTGGTGCCATTAAGAAATTATTGAAAGAGTCAGAAGTAGATCCTTTAGACTTGGATCTTGAAAGCGAAAATAGCTATACACCGAATACTTACGAAGCTAATGAAGCTCAAGTGCAATTGGATGAAACGTTAGAGTCACTGCAGGATTCTGAAGGTTTCTCAACCACTATGGATATCATTACCTCTAAGTGGGATGGAAAGAGTAAAGTTGCTCTAGCTCAGAACCCATCGGATATTGCGTTACTCAACTCCCATGTGGAAAGTGGCGTATATGAAATGGTAAATTCTGAAGTAGAACGTCAACGTACCTTTGGTAAACTTTCCGGTGTTTCTGATTTTGAAGCTTACAAAATTGTGGGAGATGAGCTTTATAAAAAGCAGTTAGAGAACCAAAAAGCTGCTGAGAAGAAGGTTTCCCTCAAATTGAAAGATGATAAAAAGGATACAGCTGCAAATGAAAAACGTAAGGCTGCAGCACCTACTAAAGGTCAAAGCCGATTAAAAGAAAACAGGGTTAAAAGTAACCCTTTGGCTATGTCAGATGAAGACTTTATTAAAGCATTTGGCGAATGATTATTCAAAACGAGGTAAGTTAGTATGACTCTTCAAGCAGGTCAACAATATAAAGACCCGATTAATGGAAACCCATCATCTGTTGGTGATGAACAATTTGAGATGTTTAAGTGGCAGAAGAAAGCCCTTATTCAGATTGCTAAAGAAACTGTATTCAGTAATTTAGCCTCAACCATTAATATGCCTAAGCACATGGGTAAGACCATTAAACGTTACGAGTATTTACCTATGCTCGATGACGCTAACATTAACGACCAAGGTATTGATGCAAATGGTGTTTCAACTACCTTAAAGAAAACCATCAAACTTATTGCTCCAGATGGTTCAGGTATTGCTGGTCGTGAGAATGTTTACACTACTGCGTATGCAACCGGTGAAGGTGCAAATGCATCTGCCGCAACTACAGCAGCAGAAGCTAGAGCCGTTGAAATTATCAACGAGCAGCTTGGTTCTTCTCATGGTGATTATGCAACAGCAAAAACTGCAGCCGGGAATGCAGGTTGGTTGGTAGTTGATGACGTAGATGCAGTACCTACATCAGGTAACTTGTATGGCTCATCTAAAGACGTAGGTACCATCTTAGGTAAGTTGCCTCGTTTAGATGAAAATGGTGGTCGTAAGAACCGTGTAGGCGGTAAACGTATTGAGATTGAAGGTAGCTTAGAGCTTTACGGTATGTTCCGTGAGTGGACAAGAGAATCTTTAGACTTTGATACAGATGAAATGTTACAGGAGCACATGACTCGTGAAATGATGTTTGCTGCAAATGAGGTTTGTGAAGATTTACTACAAATTGATTTGCTCAACTCTGCGGGTGTCGTTCGTTATGGTGGCTCTGCAGTTTCAGATGAAACGGTATCAGGTAATACTGGTAGTCTTTCTTTGGTAACTTATAACGATTTAATGCGTTTATCTATTACGCTAGATGATAACCGTTGTGATAAAGATACCAAAGTAATTTCTGGCTCCCGTATGCAGGATACTCGCACCATTCGCTCAACTCGTGTCATGTATATTGGCTCTGAGTTACAGCCAATGATTGAGAAAATGACTGATCATTTTGGTCAACCTGCGTTTGTTTCTGTTGAGAAATATGCAGCTGCAGGTCAACCTTTACCAGGGGAAATTGGTAAAGTGGGTCAGTTCACTATTGTCGTTTATCGTGAAATGATGCATTGGGCTGGTGCTGGTGCAAACGAAACGTCTAACGCCGGTTACCGCACAACTGGGGGTAAATACGATATCTTCCCTATGTTAGTCGTAGGTAATGATTCGTTTAATACTATTGGTTTCCAAACTGACAGCAAAGGTACATCTAAGTTTAAGATTATTAACAAGATGCCTGGCTCTGAAAATGCTGATCGTCAGGATCCATACGGCATGATTGGTTTTACCAGTATCCAGTGGTACTACGGTTTCTTGCTTGTTCGTGGTGAACGTATCGCATTGATTAAAACAATCGCTGAGTACTAGATTTTACTCAGTTTTATGAAGGGAGCATTTAGCTCCCTTTTTAGGTGTAATAGAGTAATTATTTAAAGGTAACGATATGAAAGATTGGACGTTAGATCAATTAAAAGAAAAAGCAGACGAGTTAGGCGTAAGCTACTCGGGTAATATTAAAGAAGCTACTTTACTTAAAAAGATTGAAAAAGAGATTCTTAACTTAGCTGAAGAAACTGAGTTAGAGAATGGTAAGACCAATGAGGATACGAAAACTCCTGAAGAAGTGGTTCAAGAGCAACTAGATTCAGCAAAAAGTCTTGTTCGAATTAAACTCTCTTGCCTGAATCCTATGCTGAAATCTCGCAAAGGTATCCGAGTACAGGTAGGTAATTCTGTGTTAGGAACTATTGGACGATTTGTTCCTTTTGATCGTGAATGGCATGTTGAGAAAATTTTGGTGGATGATCTTAAAAGCCGTAAATTTCAGACTTTTGAAAGTGAAGAAAGTAAGTACGGTGTTACCCGTAAACGCACAGTATTAAGTCCTGCATTTAATGTTATTGAACTAGAGGATCTTACCAAAGAAGAGCTAGAAAAACTGGCAGAAGAGCAGCGTTTAACTAATAGATTAGAGGACTAACCTATGACTGTGCATTCTACTCAACAAGTACCAGATATTTCAGTATCTGATTTAACCAGCGTCAGTTTAGATGGTACAGGTGTCTTTGACTTATTGTTTAAGACCATGACTTTACACATGGATGCACAGTTTCAAGGAGATAAGTTGAGGGGAGCTGAGTACGCTAAAGTGTATCTTGGCTCTCTTTCAAGTGTTTTAAACGAGTCAGTCAACTTTCTACTTAATAAAGATAAAGTTAGCTTAGAGCTTGAATTGCTTAATGAGCAAAAAGCTAAACTTCTTAAAGAAACGGAATTGTTAGACGTACAGATTCAACAGATTCGTAATAACATTGATGTAGAGAACGCTAACTTAGAATTACGTAAAAAAGAATCTGAGGCTCAAGTTAAGTTAACTGAATCTCAAAATTTAAAAGTACTGGAAGATGTTAAATTATCCGGTAAACAGCTTGAAAAGCTGGACAATGATATCTTTATTTCTACCGAAAGACTTGATTTAGAATCTCGTGAAATCGACACAAGAATCCTTAAAATTGAGCAAGACACTGCTTTAACTAAAGTACAAGAGCAAAAAGTACAGGTAGATAAAGAAGTAGCTGAAGTTCAAAAAGCTAAAATTGAGAACGACTTATTTATTGATACCCAGAATCTTGAATTACGTAAAAACAGTACAGATTCTGAAATTAGCTTACGCACTAAACAAGAAGCTGAGATTACTTCTCAAATTGATTTACGCACTAAACAGAAAGATAAACTTGATTCTGAAATTGAACTAATTTCGATTAAACAAATTACTGAAATTGGTCAAGTTAGTGACACAAATCAGAAACCTGTTGCAAATAACCCTATTCAAGGTTTGGTTGGTAAGCAACGTAGTGTGTATGATAAGCAAGCAGAAGGCTTCCTAAGGGACGCAGAGCAGAAGGCAGCTAAGATTATGACTGATGCCTTTAACGTTCAATACGCAACTCTGAATGGCGTTTTTGATGGTAACCTATCATCATCTAGTTTTGGTTTTGGCTCTGAGTCTACTAAAGACGTTATTGATAAATTGAAAGACGGTTTAGATTAAGGTAGTAAAATGGGCTTTTTTAGCACAGATAGGATAATACTGGTAAACGCTCAATCAAGCCCATTAGCTGAAGAAGGTAGAAATCTCATTAGAGATGCCATATTAAAGGCTGTAAGCTCTAACAGTCCTATGGGACCTACTATCATCAGTGAGCTTCAAACAGGTCACAGAGGAGTTTCTAGGCAGGCTTTCAATTATGCCTCTTTAAGTAATAATGGGTTTTACAGAGGTTTGCCTAGAAGAAGTTTCGGTAGCGATATGCCTGAAGGGTATATTCAAGATGCTAACGCCAGATATGCTCTAGCTAGATTTGCCGGTATTGTTGCCGGAAACCCGAACGGTATTCTCAGTCTTCAAGGAAACCCTGGGTACACTTCGAGCTATCGAGTACCCACTGCAAATGATGTTTACCTTGAGTTAAAACTGGTAGGGGAAGCACCTGATATAGGGTCAGGGTATGTGATAGGGTGGGAAAACAGCACTCAGATTTATGTGACTAAAGATGGAACCAAGAACGTCTACACAGCGAGGAATGGAGTAACCTCGACTGCTAAAGCTTTTACTTTGGAAGGTAGGGGGAATTTTACTCCTACAGGTGGGAGTGAAGGACCTAGCTTATATTATGTTTTGGTTGTAAACCCTAGTGCAAATAACGTCTATAACGATCTACTGTTTCCTTATTACCCTGAAGGTTTATTTTCTAACGGAAGTGCTTTTCCAATAATCCCTTTAAGAAAGGGAGATTATTTTAATGATGGTGCTTCTCGTGAATTTATTAATGCAGTGGATTCTTCTGGAAATCTGAAATATCCTGAAGCAAAAAGAAGCACCGATATTATCTGCAAAAAGTTAGGAATAGATGTAGATGATTTTATTAAACAGATTAAAGATAATGCCCCTGAGTTAAGTAAAATTGATGACATTTTTGTCAGTTGGGGAGTAGATATCCTATCGGATAATCCTGAGAGTTTAGAGTACTTGTATAGGTTTATTAACAATCTACCTTCTCAACTCTACATGGGAGATTTTATTAATACCTCTTGGGATCCAGAAGAAGATCAGATACCCAGACAGTATTACTTTTTTGACGAAGATTCTAGTGACATTGGGTACGTTCAGTTTCCTGCATCCACAGGTATTATTTTCAGTTTTGCGAAGATAGAGTACCGAACCCTCCCAGGAAAATTAGATCAATATGAAGGGTACACTTCAGGTACTAACAGCCTAATTGCAAATGGGTATGGCAGATACATTGTCTTAAGAGATCGGATTTCCATTGGCGAAGATGCTTTTGGAGAAGATGTATTAGAGGATTATTCTTTCCTTTTCCTAGCAAAGGAAAACTCTAATAACACCATTAGCGAAATGGTCATACATGCTCCTAGACATTGGATCAAAGTATTTACAGATTCCTCTGATAATTCTTATTTCAGTACCCGTACCTTACATGAAGCTTCTGAGGTGTTTACCGAGGAAGACATTGAAGAAATCACCGAAAAGTATAACCAAGAGATTTATCAGTATTTAACTGGTTTACCTGTAAGGAGAGACACGGTAGTTAGCAATAGTTACTCGGATACAGTGGTACACTCTACTGGTTCAAATGCCGTTACAACTTACACTAAACGACGTACAGGAAGCATTACAACTCAGCAAA